AGACTTGTTACTGTTGATAACAGCCATCATCTGTCCGTGTATCTTGTGTTTGTTCGCTATAATATAATTATAAGTGTCCTTCTTAAAGCCCCATAGATAGGGGCTATCAGCCTTGTTAACTCTAACATCTTGCAACATCTCGCCTACGCCTAACCAATTCTGTTGGATAGATAGGGACACCATCATACAAACGTCAGCCATGTTTGAAGCATCACGTTGTGCATAATCTTGAATCTTTGTAGCGTGTTGTTGATACATGTTAATATCCTCTTAGTTGTTTAACAAATACATCATCTGTAATACAGTAGTAGCCGTGGGTCTTTGTAACGTAGTTCCACATGTATAAGTACTTCTTACCTCTCAAAGCGAAAGGCTTTTCAGTACCTCCGCAACCAGCTATCCAAGCGTAGTCTTCTAGTGCCTGTCTTTTCTTATAATTAATTATAGCGTTACGCATCTTATACCTCTTTAGTCTTTAGGTAGTCTCTTGTAACCTCGTGCTTGAAGTAGTGCTCACCTTCCATCGTATACATATACATATAGGAATCTATATCGTCCACATCAAGAGTACTGAAGGCCGTATCACAGTCTACAATCTTGATCTTGTTCGGATCTCTCCAATTGTAAACACTACCTCCATCACCTTCATACTTTAAATCGTCGTCTGACTGTTCTAGATGCCATTCACTGCCGCCCCTTCTCATGATCTTATTGCTTCCTCTCATCTGTCGTCTCCATCAGTAAAAAAATAAACTAAAAATATTGCAAATATCAATGCGCTGAATAGGTGTACATATTCCATTTTATATTCCTTATAATTTAGTTATAACAGTTGATAACACAATTCTCACACGGAAAACTGCCATATAAAAACACTCAAAAGGAATGCTCTTATATTTGGTCTGTCTTGATGGGTGCTAACCAAAATCAACAGACCTCAACTTTTATCAAAATAAATTGATTAGGTTGCTAAAGGGTTTTGCCTTGTCGCACTACCTATCGCCTCGCGGCTTACACTAATTGTTAAAGAGCTTGAACTATAGGGCTACTATAGCTTGTACCTTTTTGTTGAAGCCTATAACTAAATTATAAGACTCAAGAAAAAGAGGCGGAATCTCACCGCCACATTCTTTTCTAGCTTGATAGTTCAACCATTAGGGCTATGATCTTATCTTGTTTGTCCTGTGGCATGGTCTTGCTAAATTCCTTTGACATTTTCAAAAGTAGGTTTACGGGCTTAGGCTTTGTTTTTCTTGGTATAGCTGGCACCAGTTTTGAATTAACTACTGTTAACCCTTCACCTACCTTTTCTTTTGAAACCTTTGACAAAGTAGTACGTAGCTTTGCGAGGCCTTTACTATACTCAGGGTCAGATAGGAGAAGATCCCAAGATTCTATGATATATTCAAATTCTTCTTTTTCAAAAGCTTGTCGCATAATTTTTGTTCTGTTTCCAGACATAACACAAGCAAATGCCAAAGGTGTGAGTCCTGTTTCTTCAATCGCGAGTTGTAAATGGTTCATGTGGTAATCCTTATAAGTAAGTTATAAAACGTTTGTGTTTATTGATGGAACAAGAGACATACTAGAGATCAAGAGTTGAGATGTACTGGAGGACTAATGGAGGTTTAATGGAATTTTAAATGGGGGAATAATGGAGAGAAAAGGGAGAAGAAATAAGGCGAGAAAAGACTTGACAGCTGTACATCCATACAGTGCTAGAAGACTTTTTAATAGTTGGCACGGGTATTGCTTGCAAGAATCTAAGGCTATTAGAAGACGCGCACCGGATCGAGTTAAGAATTGATAGCCTAGTATCTCTTTTTTAAAAGCTTTTAGAAGCGTTTCAGAGAGGCGTTAGAATTGGGTAAAGGGTTTCTTTAAAAGCTTATCTATTCCTGATAGGAATGATTAATCTTTCCATATTGGAATACATTGCAAAGCTTGTAACAGTTTGAATACTAACGCAAGAATCATGCCAATCTTATACATTTCTACACTTTTAAAAGCTTCTACCAGATTGTCCATGATTCAAAGGTAATGCGAACCATTCTCGTTAGCCTTTGAACAACTGCTAACAGCTTTTAACAGTCGCGTCATTATTCTAGGCTTAGATTGTGCCAGATGGTGCAGCTTTTAGCAGCTTGACAAGGGTGGGCAGGTGGCCAGGGCCCCCCCGGTGGGGGTACATACAAACACGTACATTTTACAGCTTTTTCAAGTTGTCAACATAGTGGGAATATTAGGGAAGGATGCGCTATAAGGGGGTATAACAAAAAAAACAACCTAAGAAGGGTTGTCTAAAGGACTTTTAAAAGCCGTAAAAGGGGACGAGCAGGGGGGTTTGCTTGGGAAGGGGTAGTATTTTGCGCTCTCTATTTAGAAGCTTTTAAAAGCCGCTATATTTCTTTAGTATTGTTGTTATATTGATTAGAGACTCTGTGTTATTACTCTAGAAGCTGTTAACTACGTTACAGAGTATACACTCAGATTACAGGTTTGTCAAGTACTTTAACCTTTTCTTTTTGTTTTCTTTTAAGAATAAAGGAAAATACAACTTTTAACGGTTTATTCCTTCAGGAATGAGTGAATGTTGCAGCATTGCTTGTTACTTAAAATAAGTAAGAAAAGACTTGACAAGAGAGTAATTCAGGTGTATACTGACTGGTTATGACAACACACACATCTAAGTACTTACCGAGAAACATGCAAAAAACAGAACGTGAGTACACAGATAAACAGCTGAGTTTTTTAGAAAACCTACTAAAAACAGGAGGTGATCCAAAGCAAGCAGCAGAACTAGCAGGTTATTCCGAAGGAAGCTATCCTCAAGTCATTAAAGCACTTAAACAAGAGATGATAGATCTAGCCTCTGATGTACTGGCACAGTCTGCACCTAAAGCCGCTTTTAAACTAGTAGAAGTGATGGAATCAGAACATTCTATTCCACAGTCAAACGTCAAGATACAGGCTGCTCAGACGATCCTAGATAGGATTGGACTAGGTAAAGCAGAACGTATTGATGTGAACCACAAGGTAGATAACTCACAGGGTTCTTTATTTATCTTACCAGCTAAAGCCCCTGTAACGATTGAGAACGGCGATTACTTTGTTCCCGAAGACTAAGCCCAAAGGAAGAGGCGTAGTCCCTTTTGGTTACAAAGCTAATAAAGAAACAAACATGCTGGAAGCTATACCGGGGTATCTAGAGGCTTTAGAAGATACCATCAACAAGCTTCTGGAAGAGAAGATACCTTCTTTAAGAGAAGGGATAGTCTATCTCAAAAGCCAGTTAGGAGAGGATATAAAGATCTCTCATCAGACTTTAAGCAACTACTTAGAGAAAGCAGGAAAGAAAACCCGACAATACAATTTCCATTCTGAAGTAAAAGCTCAGAGAAGTGCTAAGAAAAAACTTACTACAACTAAAAAGAACGTAGATCTTCTGGAAAGAAAGCTTAGCAAAGAAAGATCTAAATTAAAAACAAGTACTAAAGCTTTTAAAAAGTTGGACGAACCCGAAGATGCTGTAACAAACGAAGGGAAAGTTGTTTCTTTAGAAGACTTCCCTAAGTTACTTCAGGAAGAGGTAAAAGATAATGTTATCTTCTCGCCTAATGAAGGCCCCCAGACAGAGTTCCTAGCAGCCGCTGAGACGGATGTACTGTATGGAGGTGCAGCAGGGGGTGGTAAGTCCTATGCGATGCTTGTAGACCCTCTCAGATACGCACACAGGTCTGCACACAGAGCATTGATAATCAGGCGGTCTATGCCTGAGTTAAGAGAACTGATAGATAAGTCAAGGGAATTATATCCCCAAGCATTTCCCGGTTGTAAATATAGGGAAGTAGAAAAGCTTTGGAACTTCCCTAGCGGTGCAAAAGTAGAGTTTGGTTTCTTAGAAAGAGATGCAGACGTTTATCGCTATCAGGGACAAGCATATAGTTGGATTGGTTTTGATGAGATTACTCACCTTCCTACAGAGTTTGCTTGGAACTACTTAGCATCGCGACTACGGACAACAGACAGCGAGATAGAGCCTTATATGCGCTGTACGGCTAACCCCGGTGGTGTAGGCGCTCACTGGGTAAAGAACAGATATATTACACCTTCAGAGCCTGATAAAAGCTTTTTAGGTAAAGATGGTTTAACAAGAAAGTTTATACCTGCTCGTCTAGAAGACAACCCCTATCTGGCAACAGATGGACGGTATGAGCAAATGCTTAAAGCCTTGCCCCCTACACAACGCAAGCAACTACTAGAAGGTAACTGGGACGTTAACGAGGGGGCAGCTTTTACCGAGTTTAATAGAGACCAGCATGTAATACCGCCTTTCCAGATCCCGGTAAACTGGGACAGAGTTAAAGGAGTTGACTACGGTTATGCTAGTGAATCTGCCTGTGTATGGGGAGCATTAGACCCTAGCGATGGTACTCTTATTATTTATAGAGAACTCTATCAAAAAGGATTAACAGGGGAAGACTTAGGATACAAAATAACTGAGATGGAGCTAGAAGACCCCATGTCAGTGCAAGGTGTTTTAGACACAGCAGCATGGAATAGAACAGGTACTACAGGCCCTACTGTAGGTGAAACGCTCTTAAGGCAGGGTCACAAGTTAAGAAGAGCAGATAAGAATAGAATACAGGGTAAGATTCAAATACACGAATACCTAAGGTTGCAACAAAGCGGCAGACCACGAATACAGATATTTAGCAGCTGTCCTAGCCTGATACGTGAACTTCAAGGTATTCCTTTGGATAAGTCTAATCCTGAAGATGTTGATACACATGCTCCTGACCACGCATACGATGCCTTACGGTATCTTATTATGTCTAGGCCAAGAGTAAATGATCCGTTATCACAGTTAAGGAGTCTAAGAATGCAACAAGCTTATACTCCTGTTGATTCGGAATTTGGATACTAATAATAATAAACTTCGGCTACTAACTAGTAGTAAAATAATTATATAACTTAATCGAGGATTTTAAAATGACAGCAGTAAATATTAGAGATACAGGACGTAACTCAGCAAAAACAGGTGACGTAAGAGGACTTGCATCTCGCGTAGAAACTACTAACCCTACACAACAAGTAACAACTCTTCAGGAAGTCAAAGTGACTACTGGTACTATTGCCGTAACTGACGATACAAATACTATCGTTACTATCGCACAGCCAGCAGGTACAATCCTAACAGATTTGATTGCTTATCCAGCAGGTAACATTGTTACAGGCGGTTCTTCAGGTAATGACCTAGACATCTCTATTGGTACTGCATCTGCTGGCGCACAGCTACTTGCAGCTACAGCTCTTCTAGATGACGGTGGTGCTGCTGTAACTTGGACTGCTAACGTGCCTTTGAATATCATTTCAAATGCTAGTGGTAAAGCAGCCAACCAGTTTGCTACAACAGGTATCGGCCCTAAAGGTGGCCCAGCCACTACAGAAGCTATCGTAATTGCAGCAGCTTTGTACAGTGCAGGAGCACGTAATATCTTTGTTACTCTGCGACCTATTGGTGCTGACTTAGCAACTGCTGCTACGACTGTTACTTATATTGCTAGGTTCCAAGAACTATAGAGCTAGTTAACGCAGGGTTCTGTTAACTCAACAGGACTCTGTGTATTTTTAACTACAACATTGCAACAGAGTTTATGGTTTGCTAAGGAAAATAAATGAGTTCAGACAACAGCCTTACATCTAACGGCTTATATTTTGAAGAAGTCGAAGACGAAGACGGCCTCCAGCTTACGCTAGAAGAGTCACTGCGTATTAATTTCGTTGGTCTTCTTATGGATCGTTACGAACAGGCTGAAAGTGCTAGAGACTTGGACGAGCAAAGATGGCTTACTGCTTACCACAACTATCGTGGTCTGTACGGTAAGAACGTCCGTTTCCGTGAATCAGAGAAGTCTAGAGTTTTCGTCAAAGTTACAAAGACTAAAGTTCTAGCAGCCTTCGGACAGCTTGTTGATGTTATATTCGGTGGTAACAAGTTTCCTATCGGTGTTGCTGAAACAAAAGTACCAGAAGGTATTAGCGAGTATGCTCATCTAGATCCTCAGAACCCTTTACCGGGTTTAGAAACGACTACCGAAAAGAAAGAAGACAAAGAAAACACAGAAAACACAGAAGAGAACCCTTTTGATGTTGGTTTTTCTGGTGACGGTAAAGTATTAAAGGCAGGGGCTACTTACGGTTCAGGTACTTTTGCTGATGTCCCTCTTGAAGTACTAGGAGCAGAGAAGCTTACTGAAGGCCCTGCTATAACAGCTGAAAGCATACAGGTCAGCCCTGCTAAAGAGGCTGCAAGACGTTTAGAGAAGCTTATACACGATCAAATTGAAGAGTCTAACGGTGCTAGTGAAATACGTAACGCGCTTTTCGAGTCGGCTCTTTTTGGAACAGGCATTGTTAAAGGCCCTTTCAACTTCAACAAAACTTTAAACCGTTGGGAAGAGGATGACGAAGGTAACAGAACACATAAACCTGTTGATGTACGTGTCCCTCGTATTGAGTTTGTAAGTATATGGGACTTTTTCCCAGATCCTAACGCTACCAACATAAACGAAGCAGAGTACGTCTTTCATCGTCACAGGATGAACCGTACTAAGATACGTTCACTCGCTAGAATGCCTTACTTCGATAAAGATGCTATTAGACAGGCTCTTGCTTTAGGCCCTAACTACGAAGAAAAAGATTATGAGCAAGAGCTTAAAGATGATCACCGTACTAGTGAAGAAGGCGGCGGTCAGTTTGAGGTACTAGAGTACTGGGGCGTTATTGATGCTGAGTACGCTCGTGAAGTCGGTATGGATATACCTGATGAAGTAGACGATCTAGACGAAGTACAAGTAAATGCTTGGATTTGTAATGGACAGATGCTACGAGCAGTTGTTAATCCTTTTACACCCTTCAGACTTCCTTATCACGCCTTCCCCTACGAACGTAACCCTTACAGTTTCTTTGGTATAGGCGTTGCAGAGAACATGGATGACTCTCAAAGGATCATGAATGGTCATGCGCGTATGGCTATTGACAATCTAGCTCTTTCAGGTTCTCTTGTCTTTGATGTAGACGAAACAGCCTTAGTAAGCGGTCAAAGCATGGAGATTTATCCCGGCAAAGTCTTTAGAAGACAAGCAGGTATGCCCGGAACAGCTATTAACGGCTTGAAATTCCCTAATACTTCACAAGAAAACATGATGATGTTTGATAAGTTCCGTCAGTTAGCTGATGAACAGACAGGTATACCTAGTTATTCGCACGGTCAGACAGGTGTACAGAGTATGACGCGTACTGCATCTGGTATGTCTATGCTACTGGGTGCTGCATCTCTTAATATTAAGACAGTTATTAAGAATCTTGATGATTTCTTACTAAAACCAATGGGAGAGTCTTACTTTCAGTGGAACATGCAGTTCCTAGAGTCTAAGTTAAACGTTAAAGGGGACTTGGAAGTAAAAGCAACGGGTACTAATAGCCTTATGCAGAAAGAAGTACGTAGTCAACGTCTTACTATGTTCTTACAAACTGCTCAGAACCCTGCTATAGCGCCTTTCATTAAAATGAACAAGCTTATTAGTGAACTAGCTTACAGTCTTGACCTTGATCCAGACGAACTGATCAACAATCCAGAAGAAGCAGCACTAATGGCTCAAATTATAGGGATGCAAAACAATGTTGGACAAGCAACTAGCCCGGAAGCTGGCCCCGCTGGTGAACAACCCGGAGATGTGGCTCCCGCTGAAGGAGTACCTCAACAGCCTCAAGACCTTGGAGCAACAGGTACTGGCGGTGGCAACATCGGAACTGGAGCTGTTCCGCAGTCAGGGGAAGCTGAGTTCTCTGGCTAAATTAGAGAATCTAAAAGACATTGTAAAATCAGAATTGGAGAGAAAGTATGATGAATAAGAAAAAATATGCAGAAGGCGGTTCAATGCTTGTACCACCTGAGATGGCTCTAGAAGAAGAAGAGTCTATGATGCCTCCTGAAGAACCTGTAGACACTTTTACACCAGAAGAACAGGCAACAGCTTCAGAAGAGCAGCTCCCTGATGATGAAATGGAAGGAGCTTATCTAGAGGAAGTGCTAGGTCAGTCTTTAGACGAGACAGAACAAGAGTATTTAATAGGAGTATTGGAATCAGATTCAATGCTTAGTGAAATCTTTGATAAAGTCATAACGACTGCATCAGAGTTTTCTGGGGCTGGAGAAGTTGAAGGCCCCGGAACAGGTGTATCAGATTCTATTCCTGCGCGGTTAAGCGATGGAGAGTTTGTGGTCACTGAAGAAGCTACTAGTGAGATCGGTGCAGATAATCTTCAAGTAATGATGGATGATGCTGAACGAAAATCTAGTGGAGGTATGGCGCGTTACGCCCAAGGAGGTTTACTTAATAATCCTTATGGACTATATGAGGAACCAGAGCAGGAGGAAGATGAATACCTAAGAGAGAAAACTATGTTAGGTTCTAATCAGATCCCAGATAGCTTAAAGCAAATGCCCAGCCTTATGGGAAACCGCCGATAAAATAAAATAAGTACGGCTACCTTGTAGTACAAGCACCCATTTCTAAAGACGTTTGAAATAGGCTACCTTGAAAGAAACAAGCCCCGTAGAAAGGAGAGTAGAATGTCCGAACAGGCACACGAAGAGGAAGAAGTATCCAATCCATATAATGCGCGTAAAGCGTGGCACAAGCAAGGGCCTTCAAAGCCCTCAAACAATGCAGGTGAAAGCTTATATTATGAAGAAGATAACGAACCTCAACAGCAGAAGGCTACCCGTAATAAAAAGGCCCCTTCTGATGATGATGAAGGCCAACCCAGTACTAACTATAAGAAGCGTTACGACGACCTAAAGAAACATTATGATCAGAAACTTAACGAATTTAAACGAAAAGAGCAGGACATGTTGGAACAGACTCAAGCGTCTGAACCTGTGTACGAAGCTCCAAAGTCTCAAGAGGACTTAGATCGTTTTAGAGAAGAGTTTCCTGATCTGTATGATACGGTAGAAACTGTAGCTCATATGCGTAGCCAACAAGAAGTGGAAACGTTGCGTTCTAAACTTTCTGTCATTGAAGGCAGAGAAGCACAGATTGCAGCGAGAGAAGCTGAAACGGCTCTACAAGAAAGGCATCCAGACTTTGACACAATCAGAGGTGACGATAACTTTCACGACTGGGCGAAAGATCAACCGAATCAAATTCAGGCTTGGATTTATGACAATCCTGATGATGTTGGTTTAGCAATTAAAGCGTTAGATCTTTACAAGCTAGATACAGGTAAAGGACAAACTACTCAAAAGAAACGTTCAAATCGAAAGCAAAGTCAAGGCTCTGCTGCTGACATAGTATCTACTAAAACAACAAATGTAGATTCTAAAGAAGCTAGGATTTGGACAGAGGGCGAAATAGCGAAAATGTCCATTGATCAGTTTGATAGGTATGAACAAGAAATCAACCTAGCCATGATCGAAGGAAGAGTTCGTAGAGGATAATCTTTCTACTTTAAGGAGTAATTTTAAATGGCTTTTAACGTATCAGACGCTCTATTTGAGCAAGGCACCGACACCAATGGTAACTTTGGTAACAGTGTAGCAGGACAAACTAACTCGTTTTTCCTACCAAAAGTATATTCAAAACAAGTACTGAACTTTTTCCGTAAGTCGTCAGTAGCAGAAGCTATTACGAACACGGATTATGCTGGTGAAATTGCAGCATTCGGTGATAGTGTACGAATCATCAAAGAACCCGAAATTACTGTTTACCAGTATGAGCGTGGCGCAGACGTAACAAAGACAGCTTTGACCGACCAAGAAGTTACTCTTGTTATTGATACTGCTAACGCATTCAAGTTCATTGTTGATGATATTGAAACAAACATGTCACATGTAAACTTCCGTGACGTAGCCACTTCTTCAGCTGCTTACGCTCTGCGTGATGCTTTTGATACAGGTGTTATTGCTTCAATGTTTGCTGGTGTTTCTGCCTCTAGTCCTAACCATATTCTTGGTTCTGACAATGCAACTGACCTCGCTGCTGGTACTTTCGACGGTACTGGTAACTTGGATATCGGTTTCGGCTCTTCAGAGCATGATCCTATTGATGTTCTTTCTCGTATGGCTCGTCTTCTTGACGAACAGAACGTACCTGAAGAAGGTCGCTGGTTCTTGGCATCTCCTGAGTTCTATGAAATCCTAGTACAAAGCTCTTCTAAGCTTCTGTCAGTGGATTACAATGCAGGACAGGGTTCAATCCGTAATGGGTTGGTAAGCTCTGGTAAGCTACGTGGCTTTGATATGTATAAGACTAACAACATTGCTGCTGCATCTAATGCTGCTGGTAAGTGTCTTGCTGGTCACATGTCAGCTACTGCTACTGCTCAGACTATCACTAGCACTGAGGTCATCCGTGACCCAGATAGCTTTGGTGATATTGTACGTGGTCTTCATGTATATGGCGCTAAGGTACTTCGTGGTGACGCGATGGTATCAGCCTTCTACGGCGTAGACTAATTGGTAAGGGGGCTGTAAAAGGCCCCCGATCCTTTAATTTATAAAGGTACAGAATATGGCAACCATTGGAAGTGAAAATAACCCTGTAGTTTTTAGGAAAGCGATTGTATCTAAAGAAAGCCGCTTTCGTAAGGGCTTTGACAGAGCCAAGTATCAAGAAAACTATGATAAGATTTTTAATAAAAGCTCTGACCAGAAAAGCGACAGAGCACTTAGTAAAACTTTTTCAACGGAGCAAGACTCATGAATAAAAGACAAGGTTATATGGGCGGTGGATACGGTACTAATATTTCACCTATGGACATGAAGAATAAAAGTATGATGGATGAGCAAATGCGTACTCCTAAAATGAAAGGCGGTATGATGATGTCTAAAGGTAACGCTAGTATTTCTGCAATGGAAGAAATGTGTTCTGCCAAAGCAGGTAGGAACAACAGCGTATCTTCTAAGTGAAAGGTGTAAAGCATTTTAAGAAGGATGGTACTGAGTACACAGGTAATACTCATAAGATGCCTGACGGTTCTTTGCACACAGGAAAAACACACGGTAAAACAAGCGTGAAGTTATTCCATAAGAAAGACCTATCTAAGAAATCTAGGGCAAAAACAGGGAAGTAAATAATGGCAATAACTTTTCTAACTTTAGCTAATGAAATCTTACGGGAAATAAATGAAGTTGAGCTTACAAGTTCTTCTTTTTCTAGTTCCGTAGGAATACAGACGCACGTAAAAGATGTTATTAATAGAGCATATTTTGATATCGTTAATGAAGAACCGCAGTGGCCTTTTCTAGCTGCTGATGAAAGCGGTGCTACAGACCTTATGTATGGTAATGCGTATGTAGAAACAGTTGCGGGTACTCGTTGGTATGAGTTAAAACCTGCAAGTTCTTCTATTACTACAGATTATAGTTACATAGATTGGGATCATTTTCTTTTAACAACTGTTGGCGTTACTGGTGAATCGGCTCCGCACACTATCCGTAACATAAAATTTACAACTATTGAAGAGTGGAAAGATTTCTTTAGGGTTTCTCAGAACCAAGATGCTTCAGATACTCAACAGTACGGCGTTCCTTCTCGCGTAATACGTAGCCCGGACAGTCGTAAGTTTGGCCTAAGTCCTATTCCTGATAAAGTATATAGAATCTGGTTCTATGCCTATGTACAACCAACAGCCCTTTCAGCATACTCAGATGTTTTAGTATTCCCTGACTCGTACTCATCTGTTCTTTTAAACAGGTCGCGTTACTATGTACATCAGTTTAAAGACAATTCTCAAGGTGCTGCGTTTTCAAATGACGATTATAAGAAAGGCTTAAAGAACATGAAACTAGTATTAATGGGGCCTACTCCAGTTTATATGAAAGACGACAGAATGAGATTCGTTTAATATGCCGGGTTCTCAACCTTTTGGTTTGTCGTGCAAAGGTGGTTTAAATACCAACTTAAATCAATTTGAAATGTTAGCACAGCCCGGATTAGCTACCAGCCTAGAGAACTTTGAGGTTGATACTGATGGAGGCTATCGTAGGATTAATGGCTTTGCAAGATTTGGAGCTAATAATCCTGATGGCGCTAACCCTATTTTAGGCTTGTTTGTCTATGCTGATGGTTTAATAGCCTGTTCAAGTACAAACATCTACTTCACTTTAGAGGGAACAACTTGGCTTCAGATAAACAAAGCAAGTGTTGCAAGTGGTGGAGACAACTACACAGCCTTTACAGGTCGTTCAGCGTTAGCTAGGACTTCACAGGGCCAGTGTAACTTTACTGTCTATGAAGGAGATACTACATACGGCGAACTTGTAGTCGTTGATGAGTCTTCTAACAACAAGCCTTTCTATTTTAAAATGACAGGCACTGGTGCTCTTAGCAATAGAACATACTTTGCTAAAGAAATAACAGTGTCTGGTACTGTTAGCCCCACTACTTGCACAGTACACGATAGACACTTAGTAGTTGCAGGAGACAACGATAATCCTAACACGATTTTTTATAGCGGTACTGATGACATCGTCAGTTTTTCAAGCAGTGGATCAGGTAGTGTTAAACTAGACGACAAGGTAATTGGTATACGTGGCTTCCGTTCTGATCTTGTAATATTTTGTAAAAACAGTATCTATAAACTTACGAATATTAATAATTCCAGCACTATTGCAGTTCAGCCTATAACTAAAAACGTAGGTTGCCTAGACAACCACACTATTCAAGAAGTTTCAGGTGACTTAATATTTTTAAGCCCTGACGGTGTACGGACAATTGCAGGTACAGCACGTATTGGTGACGTTGAGTTAGGCTCAGTCAGCCGTCAGATACAGAGTATTGTAGAGACTGTTGCAAGTGATATTTCAAATCTAATTGTAGACAGCGTTGTATTGCGTCAGAAATCACAGTACAGGCTATTTTACACTACGCTAACACAGGCTGCAAAAGAATCAAAAGGCATTATAGGTTCTTTAACTTCTAACGGCTTTGCATGGTCGGAAACATTTGGAATACAAGCAAGAGCAGTTACTTCGGGGTTTAGTTCAGACGGAACAGAAAAAACATTTCACGGAGATAGCGAAGGTTATATTTATACTCATGATGTCGGTAATTCTTTTTTACACTTAAATGTTGAAGCCGATATACGCGCAACCTATAAAACACCTAACTATGACTTCGGAGACTTTGGAACACGTAAGAACATGCGCTACGTTAAGCTTTCTTTTAGTCCCGAAGGTATAGCGGAGCCAGTACTGAGAGTACGCTACGACTATGAGGACGATGCCGTCCCTCAACCACTAGACTATACAATGACAACAGTACCAACACCCGCTATTTTTGGAACATCAAAATTTAGCAACACTATTTTCGGGGCATCTAACGATCCTCTAGTTCGACAAGCGGTTCAAGGCGGTGGATACTCAGTAAGTTTTAGAATCCGCACCGACGATAAGAACCCACCTTTTTCAGTAAACGGTATGTATATTGATTATATGCCATCGACAGGGAGATAAAAAATGGCAGGTACGAGTTATACTAGGCAGAGTACTTTTGCTGATGGAGATACAATCACAGCGGCTCTTTTTAACACTGAATTTAATAAAATAGTTTCAGCCTTTGCTTATGCCAGTAGCGGTACAACAGGACACCAGCATGATGGTGGGTCAGGAGAAGGTGGTAACATTGAAGTTATCGGTGACCAAAACTTCTTAAACAAGATTTTAGTTGACAGCAGTAACAACCGTTGGGGCTTTTTTGTTGAGGTCAGTGGTTCAGCAGTTGAACAGATACGTATTCAAGACGGAGCTATTGTTCCTGTTACTGACTCAGATATTGACTTAGGTACTAGCTCATTAGAGTTTAAAGACTTATTTATTGATGGCACTGCTCATATAGATACACTAGATGTGGATGCTAATGCAACAATTGCTGGTACACTGGGTGTTACTGGCAACACAACTGTTGGTGGTACATTAGCTATTACAGGTAATACTACTGTTGGTGGAACTCTTGTTGTTACAGGTACTACAACATTCAACGGTGGTACTCTTACTTTAGGTGATGCTGCAAGCGATAATGTTGTATTTGGTGCTGATGTAAACAGTAATATTATTCCTAATACTGATAGTGCTTTTGACCTTGGAAGCTCTGGACAAGAGTGGCGTGACCTTTATTTAGATGGTACAGCTCATATTGACACGCTTGATGTAGATGTTAATGCAACCGTAGCAGGTACACTAGGTGTTACAGGTGTATTAACAGGTACAAGCTTAGACATATCTGGCAATGTTGATATTGATGGTGTTACTAATCTAGATGTAGTAGACATTGATGGAGCTGTAGATATGGCCTCTACT